GCGGCACCGGCGAACGCGCCCGTCACGGCCGAGCGCACGGTGGACAGCGCGCTCCGGATCTTGCCGGGCAACCCTCGGATGATGCTGATCGCGCCGTTCACCAGGCTGTTGGCCTGGCTCCGCGCGGCGTTCCCGGCGGAGCTGAACACGGACGAGACGATCGAGACCAGCGCGGAGATCGCGCTCCGGGCGCGGCCGGGCAGGGAGGCGAAGAACCCGATCACGGCCGAGATGCCCGAGGAGACGACGGACCGGGCCGTACTCCACACGGCCGTGAAGACTCCGGCCACCAGGCCCGGGATCGCCTTGATAGCGCCCAGGATGCGGCCCGGCAGATTCACGAAGAACGATACGATCGTGCCCAGCCCGAACCCGATCAGGTAGGCGATATTCGAGATCAGGTTCGAGAAGAATCCAGCGATGAGGCCCGGCAGTGCCGCGAGCGCGCTCAATATCCGGCCCGGGAGGGACGTGAAGAATCCCATTACCGTGGTCACCAGATTGGTGACGAATGAGGTAATAGCGTTCCAGATATTCGAGAAGAATCCGGTGACAGCGGACCAGGCGGAGGAGATGACGCCCGGGATCGCGGCGAAGAAATTGCCTACGGCCTTGGCCGCGCCGACGATCGCGGGAATCGCGGTCCCGGTGATCCAGTCGATGGTGGCGGCTCCGGCCGCCTTGATCGCGTCCCAGGCGATGACCAGCCCATCCAGCACCTTGGACAGGCCATAGATCGAAACCGCTATGTTAGTGATGACCATTTCCAGCGCGCCGAACAACAGCCCGATATTCCGGACGTTGTTTTCATTCGACGCGAACAGCGCGAATACCTCTCCGAGGAGAGTGCCGAGCCGGGGGAGATTCTGGCCCAGCGCAATCAGCGCGTCGCGCATCCCCTCCAGGGTCTTGGGGTCCGAGGTGAGAACCTTCAGGAACTCCTCGACAAACCCAGCCATTCCCTCGGTCAATGGACCGATGGCCGGGGCCAGACCCTCGAATATGCCGTGAAGGACCGGCGTCAATTCCAGAGCCTTATCGGATAGGAAATTGAGCGCGTCGGTAAACGGCTTCATCAGTGGCGCGGCGGCGCTCTTGCCGACGTTCTTCAGCGTGTCGCCCAGCCGCCTCAGAGAGCCGTCCAGCTTCTCGAACGCGGCGTTGTCCTCCACGGCGGCCTGGGCCTTGGCCAGCTCGGCGCGCGCCTCGGCCAGCGAGCGCTTCGCGGCGGCCGTGCCGCTCTTGGCTCGTTGCTGGGCCTTGCGGACGCGCTCCTCCGCCTTGTCGAGATCGGCCTGGGCCTCGTCCCGGGACTTCTTGGCCCCGAACAGCGCGGCGGCCCCGATGCCCAGGAAGACCGCGCCGAGCCCGGCCGTGGCGATGGCAGCGGCGAACGCGCCCACGAACGCGGCGGCGGCCGTGGCGGCCACCGCGACCACGGCGGCCGTGACCGGCGTGGACAGCGCCGCCGCGAACGGCGCGCGGAGCGCCTGGAACATCTCCGGGTGCGGCGTGAACGCGGACTTCAGGAAGCTGGAGAACCGGCCCTTACCAAGGCTGTCCTTGGCCCCCCGCTCTACACCTTCACCGGCCGCTCGGCCAGCCTCACGCCCTGATCTACGAGCGTTATCGGCATCGATGTCAACTTTGACCGGATCGAGTTCGATTTTTGACAGTGCAGCGTCAAGATCACGTTCGGTCTGGCGCGCGAAGTTGCGTACGTCGCCCCTGACCTCGACCTCTGCCCGGCCTACCTCTGCCACGCTCCCAGCGTACGGACCAGGGAATGCCCCGTCACTCTAGAGTCAAGTGACATTTGGACTAGGCTGTCCGTATGGATGTGTCGCGCGCCCAGCTCTCGAACCTCGGTGAGGAGATCGAGCTGGTGGACCCGGCGTTCCCGTGGACCGTCCGGGTCCGGCTGTCCGAGGATGCGGACCGGCCCGTGGTCCTGGGCCTGACCGTGACGGCCCGCAACGGTGACGCCATCACGTCCACGGCGCTGGCCCAGATCCCGGTCCGCCAGCTCGCCAGCGTTGCCGCCAGCGCGCTCCGAGGGGAGGGCGAGGCCCAATACCGGATGCTGGCCCGTCCGCGCCCTACGGGCTCGCGGAGCTGGCCTCCTGACCACTTCCAGCGCGTCCAGCGCGTGGCGTCCTGGGCGAGGCAGACCGGCCGCCCTGGCGGCGCGGCTGGGGCCGTGGCCGAGTTCTGGGGCGTCCACTACCGGACCGCTCGCCGGTGGCTACGACACCAGCCGTAGGCCGTGGCCCGGCCATCGCCTCGAACTCGTCGCGGACCTTGGCCCGCTGGCGGGCCGTGGGCTTGCCGCGCGTCAGGGCCTCGTTGTCCAGGAGCGCCAGGAACTTGTCCAGGTTGTCCTTATCCATCCGGGACGTGAGGATTTCATATATCGCGTCCAGCGCCGCGCCGATCGGCTGGAGATCCCAGCGGAACCCGGTCTGGGCCAGCACTCCACCCACCGTGCCCCACTGGGCTTTCGCCACCACGGCCAGCACGAACGCGGCATGGAACGAGCGCCCGGTGACCTCCTCGATCGCGTCGTTCGCGGCCTCGGTCAGATCCTCCCCGGAGACCTCCCCGGCCAGGAGGAGTTCGTCCAGGTTGTCAGGGTCGTCCGGACTTGACGCTATAAAGTCAAGAACCTGGGCGAGGTCTCCGGACGCGATGACCGGCCACCACTCCACGGCCGGAAGGGCCGGGATCTCGAACTCCCGGCCCCCCAGCTCGATCCCGATGGCCCAGCACCGCATGGAGGCCAGCGGGTCCACGTCCACGGCTCAGCTCCGAGCCTGACCGGCCCAGGCCAGGAGCCGGGTCACGGTGTCGTCCGGAACCGCGCCGTCCCACTTGGGCGCGTGCGCCAGCTCGTCCACCCCGGCGAAGTCATCCCAGTGCTTCAGCTTGTAGTGGTACGTGATGGTACCAACCTCGGGGAGGTCGATCCCTACCACGAAATACCCGCCCTCGAACATCGGGTTGTCGTCCGGGTGGTGCTCCCGGGACCGCCAGGAGGGAAGCACCTTGGCCAGCGCGACCGTGAGCGCGCGCCGGTGGTCATACAGCTCCCCGAACGTGTGGTACCCGTCGCTGATCTCGCTGGCCCCGCCCGGGAGCGCGCGGAGGGTCTGGTTCAACAGCGCGCGGATCAGCTCGGTCCCGTGGTTACTCGCCACCCGGAGGTCCAGCGGGTCCAGGCTGGTGGTCACCACGAAGGCGTACGGCATCCCGCCCGCGAGCGCATCCAGGACCGTGCTCTCCGCGTCGTCCGGTCCGGCCTCGGTCTCGACGTACTTCGCCTCACCCACGCTCGGCCTTCCCGAACCTGGGCGGGTCCACGACCGTGGCCGGGCGGGCCACCGGCCCCGGCCGCCCGGTGGCGTCGCGGATGCCCGCACGGACTCCGGCGTCCTTGGCCTCCACCAGCTTGTTCAGCGCCGTGGTCAGCTCGGGTGAGTCCGTCAGCACGGCCCGGACCAGCTCCACGGCGGCCACGTAGAACGGTTCGGAGTACCGCCTCAGCCCCTCGGGGAGGTGGGAGTACGTGAGCCACTGGAGCGCGTCGCGCACGCCCGGGTGACGGTCCTGGGCCACGCGCTCGGCGTGCTCGCGCGTGCCGGGCACGCGGGTCGGGTCGCCGGTCTCGTTCATCGGACCGGCCCGGTCGGGCTCGGGTTCGGGTCCGGGCCGGGATGCCCCGGGCCGGTCGGGTGTGTCTTGATCATCGTGTCGCCTTCTTGGTCGGGGCCTTGCGGGCCGCCTTCTTGCCGGTGGTCTTCTTGGCCGCGCGCCGCTCGGCCCGCGTGCCGTTCTCGGCACGCTCGCGCTCGGCCGCCTCGGCGTACGCCTCCACGGTCCGGTTGATGATCTCGCTGGTGCCCTTCAGGTCCACCCGGCCGTCCAGCATCTCGTCATCCAGCCAGGTCACGTCCACCGGGTTGACCAGCACCGAATCGATGATCCGGCGCGTGCGCTCCAGCGCGGTCATCACCTGTTCGGCGTTCCAGTCGTCGGTCTTGGCCTCCTGAAGCTGGCGAAGCGTGCGCTTCCAGACCAAGAGCTGTTCGGGCTTGGGTAGCCGGACCCAGAGAGTCCGACCCATGAACGTGATCTCCAGCTCCGGCGGCATCTCCGGATCGGCCTGAACGGCCGGGGTCTCCTGTTCGGTCATGGTGCCCACCTTACAGCCATGTCCCCTCGATCGGGGACAGGAGGGCATCTCAGCCGATGGTGACCGTGAATCCCTCCTGGGGAGCCACCTCACGGAGCGCCTGGGCGAGGTACGGCCGCCCG